ACGCGGATGTTCCTGTGTCTTGCCAGTAAACCATGCTGGTCTCCACGGTTGTGTTTCCATCTTCGTGTAGTGAAGATGCCAGATATCTTCGATGGCACGACCGTCTCCATCGTGACAGTTCCAGCGCGGATCAAGATCAAGAACAAGTTCCGAACCAGAGAACATACCAACAAAGCGATGATGTGCTTCTGGATTAGGTTTCATTCGAGCAACAGGAATAAGATAGTCAGCCATGCGCTCGCAATCAAAAAGAATAACGCAAAACTCATGACCACCGAAACGAGTACCACGACGTGCAGCCAGCGGAAGACCAGCCATAGGAGTAGAATACAAATCAGCAATGTCACGAAGATTTACCTGATCGACATCCATGTAAATTGCTTTGCCATGGAAGTTACATGCTTCGGGAATAGCCCAACGGAAGCCTGAGAACGGAGTTGACCAACGCGGTGTTTGCCAACCACCCCAAATAGAATTTTCGTCTTTAGTCTGACGCATCCATGTAATTTCGAGTGGGTGTGAGGTATTCTTACGAAGCGAATACTCCAGTACCATTTCAGCTTCAGAGTCTTCGTTGTTAGACGAGGTACCGACGAAAATTCTAATAGGTTCAATCATTCTTACGATCTCCGAGAAGTTGGAGCAAGCTCACAAAGATATTGATGAAGTCGAGATATAGCTGAAGTGCGCCATACACGCCAAGCTTTTCATGTTCTTCAGCAACAGTGTAGTCATATGTATTCTTTAGGTTCTGTGTATCATAAGCAGTCAAACCGGTAAAGACAAGAACTGCGATACAGCTAATTGCAAAGGCAAGCATAGAACTCTGTAGAAACAGATTCACGATACCTGCAACCATCAATCCAATAGCTCCCATTATAAGAAAAGAACCGAAACTTGTCAAGTCCTTTTTGGTAGTGTAGCCATAGAGCGAAGCGCCACCGAACGTAGCCGCAGAGATAAAGAATACCTGAGCAATGCTCCCCATCTTATAGATTAGGAAGATTGATGAAAGCGACAAGCCCATCGCGACTGCAAAGACAAGCAGCGCAATCTTAGCCATCTGTGTACTCATCTTGTCGAAGAGAAACGCGAAGCCGAGTGACATAACAACTGGAAGAAATACAACAACCCACTTGAGTCCTGTTCCCCAGATAGCTGCGCTAATTGCAGGAACCATATAGACGCCGAGAGCAGTCAAGCCACTAAGGGCAAGGGCAACTGTCATATAGTTATAGACCTGCAACATAAAGTTGCGTAGACCTTCGTCGTATGCTAACAGATCTGCTCTTGTAATTATAGGATCTGAATTGTTAGAGATATAGTTCATCTTTACTTCTCCCATTTAGGAAAATGCACGATTCACGTAGAACATACCAGTGCGTTGCATGAAAGGCTTTTGCATAGTGGATTCTTTGCGAATGATCTCAGTAAACTCTGGCGAGTATGTGAACCCGTATTCATCAAACTTCTTGTGCCAGTATTCTTGTGTCTGTTCATTGACATGATGATGACCGCCATGACCAGGCGGAGCAGCAGTACAGATTACAATTTGACAACGCTGAAACGCAGCCATATAGTGTGGCATATACTTTTCTTCGACATGTTCCAGAAACTCAACAGACCAACCAAGATCAAACTGAGCTTTTGTCAGCAAGCAAGGACCGTTTGTGAAGTCATGGATAACAATATTCGTATCCTTCTCTTTCGGAACTTCCCAGTCACCGTCGATACCAACAGCTTCAAGTCCGCGCATTCCCGCGAGCGCGACCATACCGCCGGGACCACAACCTACATCAAGGAATGATTTGATTTTGAATTGACTAATGCAATACTGCAAGACTCCACGATCATTGTGGGTCTTGTTCATGTGCCCGCCGAGATGCGAGGGCAGAGAATCTTGATTTGCTTGTGATGTGTTCTGGTCCACGATGCCACTTCCCATTGATGTTGTCATTTAGATAGGTTTCATCTTCGAGGACGCCATGAGCAAATTGCTCTCTGACTTCTTCATAGTTTACTCTACCTTTTGTTGAATGTAAAGAAATTATTTCTCGCCTGAAGAGGTTTCTGTCAGAATCTTTGATTTGGGCTTTGAGTAGGTCACTAGATCCGTAGTATTTTTTCCAGTCGGATTCGGATCGTTGACGACGGGATTTACCCTTAACTTTTCGAATCGACCAGAAATACTTTCTGCCGATGTATTTTTTGTTGTCTGGCGTTGTGATAAGATATACGAAGCCATACGCATCCCCGATATCTTCACTGTCGAACGCCTTTCCGTTGTAAGTCCATGGATTTTCATAACTCATGGACTTATATAGTTATTTTACTTCGGAGCTTTTCCACACCACACGGGAGGGACAAGATCCGTTATAACAGACATATCCAGTGGCTTTAGAAAGATCGATACCGCAGACTCTGCAAGTGCGTGATGGAACTGTTGGTAAGACTGGAGCAATTGGAAGGTATGGATCAAGTAGTTTTCTTGCAGCATCCATGCCGTCTTGATACCCCTCGCGATAACCTCGCTTGTAGTCATCATTCGTCATCGTCCTCTTCCAACTCTTCTATCTTGTCCTCCTCAGCGTCTGCCCCACAAAAGGGACAGAACTGAGGAGTTGCTTTTTTTCCACGCTTTTCATAAATGACCGTATAGTCGTATTCCCCGCAAGGGCAAGACAAATCCTTCTCGGTCATAATCAAACCTCACAACCGCCCGCAACGCAAGCAAGTTCCTGCGCCCCTGTTGTCGTATCGGTCTTTTCATAATCTTTGAGTCGCGACCAGTCAATTGATTTTGGCATAAGCGCTGCAGCGGCTTCATATTCTTCCTTCGAGCAATCCTGATAAGGAGCTTGCTTATAGACATGCTCGCTGAACGGAAGGAATGAAACGCCTGACATCTTGTCGAAGTGATTGTATACCCACGCTCCAACGTCGAGCCACTCGTGTTCCTTGACAGAGATAGTGACAGATGGCTTATGCTCACACCAATTGTCTTGGTAAGTGACCCAGAGTTCAAGTTGTTCAATTGCACTCATGTCCGTGCGGAATACTGCATTCTCTGGAGCCTTCATTGGGAACGAGAATACATAAACATTGTTCGGACGCATGACACAATCTTCGACTGGGACACCAGCGTCGATCATGAGTGCGGCAAGCGGGTCTTTCTTGTCTGCTCGTACAGTTCTGATATAATATGGATTATGACGAGCATGAATACCAGAAGCAGCATCAGTAAGCTGGCTAACAGTACCAGACGGCTTGACACAAGTAACTGCAGCAGACTGTGGGATTCCGATCTCTGCTGCGAGCTTTGCGTTTGTATCGACAGCCACAGCTCGCAGTTCTTGCAATCTTTCTGCAAGTCCTGGAGTTTTTCCGTTGGTAAGATCGTTGTCCATGATTCCTGTCATTGAGACACCGAGCAAACGTTCTTCTTCGCAGTTCTTCTTCCACGACGAAGAAAGATACTTGAAGTTGGTAAGTGTCGACTGCCATGTTCCGAGAATCGCAGCAAGACGAACTTTCTGCTTCAGGTCTTCCATTGAGTCTGTCGAACGAACAACAACTTCCGAAAGATTGCAGAATTCTTTGTCGCGTAGAATAATTTCCGAACATGGGTTCGTACCGAAATCATAATCTGGATTACGACGACCATGCTTGACGACTGTAGCCTTCGCGCTCGCACGATTGAAGATACCACGCTCACCAGACTTTGATTCATAGAGAGATTTCCACTCTTCCATGAATAGACCCATATCAGGCTTTTCTTTATAGACAGCGGAGTTGTTAGCAAGCGCACGCTGTGACTCGTCCAGCCACCACTGACCAGACTTAGCTGTACGCATACGGTCGTCGTTCAAATCTGAAAGAGAAATAAGAGCAGAACGACGAACGCCACCCACAACAACAATATCAGCGATTTTACATACAATGTCATGGCACTCCAATGTGTTTAGACGACGACCAGCAGCCTTCTTGAAGATATCAATACAGAACTTGAATAGAGCATCAAGCGGCTCTGGACCAGAAGCACGACCACCGAAAGTCTTGAGTGGGGTTCCTGCTGGACGAATCTTTGACAAATCCCACTTTGGAATCTGTCCAGAATAGAGAAGATGAATAAGTTCCTTGAGAGCCTTAGCCCAACCGAGCTTTGAGTCGGCTACAGCGATTGTGGTTTCTGAAGGATGAAAATCTTCTGCGATGATAGGAAGCTGTTCGACATCTTTTGATTCGACAGAGAAACCAACACCAGTTCCGTTCATAAGAATGTATAGAATCTCATCAAACGAACGTGGACTATTGACTGCGACATACGAGCAGTTATAAGCAGCAACGTTCTCGCGCTTGAGTGCTTCACCAGCAGTCATGACGCAACGCATAGAAGGCATAACCTTCTGTGACAGAACAGCTTCTTCAAGTTCCTTGCGAACTTTCTTGATATCATAACTATGCTGTTCTTTCAGATGTCCTTCGAAGAAATCGAAGAAGCGTCCAATTGTTTCTTCCCAGCTTTCTCGGCGGCCTTCATCCCATAGATATCTGGAGTAACGCGAAAGATGAATGAACTGCTGATAAAGTGTAGGAAGTGAATTTGACATAAGTTACTCCGTAATTTTCTTCTTGAGACAATATGATACCGTTCGCAAACATTGCGTTTGCGTCAACACTTTTTCCAATCTCGGATAGCCAGCTTGAGGGCGAGCCCTTTATGCGTGGACTTATTTAGTAGATACTCAACTTGAGAACTGCTTAGTCCAGATAAAATTGCATCATTGATATCTTTGTAAGTCCATGATGAATTCCAAATTACCATAGAGTGTCCTCGTTGAGCGAAGGATTCAACACGCTTTACAACTTGCTTGTTGCGCGGTTGATTATCAAAGATCAAAACTGCATTCTCACCAGAGATATTATATAGGGCTCGGGCAAAGTCTGTTCCGCCAGCAGCGATAGCATTATCAATAAACATACTATCAATTGGACCCTCTGTAACGTATATAGTTTTGCCACGTTTTACACGATCCAAGCCATAGATCAAAGGATCATCTGTAATCCTAATTGTGGCGTATCGCAAGGATGAGTTGCCCATGGCGCGACCTGTAACGCCTGTGAGCAACCCATCCTCGCGTCGAAACGGAATCACAAGCCGTTCGTCTGATACCAGACGCCCCTCATAGGCTGGATTCAACGCTTCGAGTACCTTGAAGTCTCGTGCATAGTATAAATCTTTCCAACGTTCTTTTGGAATACTACGAGACTTGACATATTCAACAGCACGATGATGTTCTGGTAGTTTATCAACACGCGAAAGCATCTTGTCCAGAATAATCGGCGGTTGTTCGATTTCTATTTTTGGAATGATGAAATTATCGTTTGTGGTATTCGCTGCCACACGATCTTTGTATGATTCTAGTCTGTACGCTTTGGCAAGACCAGGGTCAACGAGATCAATAAGTTTACCAAGATTAGTACCGACATCGCAATTATGACACTTGTAAATGAGCCCGCCAGACTTCTCGAAGAGATAGCCACGAGCTTTCAGTTTGTTTTTCTGGGAGTCGCCACAGAATGGACAGCGAAAGTTGTATACCCGATCAGACTTCCGCTTGAAAAGCAGAAGCTTGTGGGAAATCATCTGTGCATATTTATGGTCAGTGATAATAGACATAGGTTCATAATAATCAAAATCACGAAGTTTGTCAAGTCTATTCTTCCTTAGCCTTAGGTTCTTCGTTCTTATAATATTCTTTGTAAGCCGCAATTACAGCATTCTGTTGTTGGATGTACTTACGCATTTCAGCAATGTTCATGCTCAATGCCTGATAGCCTTGAGATGTAAGTGCGAAGAATACAACATTGCCTTTTGCGCTTAGTTCGGCAGACTTCTGTTGAAAGTTCTCAGGAGTAATAACAATCCACTTCATATCATTTTGAATGACTGGCTGGACTGGCGGTAGAATAAGCTCTGCCCGATCGACCAATACTGGCTTGTCATAAACTTTGGTTGTTTCATTGCAACCAGCAAGTAGTCCAGCCAGAAGGATAGTACCAACAATTCTCATTTCGAAGCCTCCGTCTTTGGTGGAATCTTGCTTGCAATTAGATCGGGACAAATATTATTCTTTACTTTACCAGATATCTCATCAGATGTCAAGCGTGAACCTGTTACAATCTCGTTGCAACGTAAAGCATCTTTTGTACCACGATTGACGCGAACTTCTGTATCTGATGGAGGAGCCTTCGATAGACTGTCGAAGCGTGAGAACTTACTATTGAGGGCAGCTACCTCTTGCTGTGCTCTTGTTGCCTTTTCAGCAACATCCGCATTGATAGCTTGCATCTTGCGCATATCTTCAGCGTTCTTTTCCATAACCAGCTTTTGCTGATTGATAACGCCTTCCATACGTTGCTGAACTTCAGCTGCTGCTTCTAGCTTACCCTGTAGAGCTTCGATATAGAAGTATCCACCTGAGATAACTGAAAACAAAATGGCTGCAATCGCAATCTTAATACCCAATCCCATAGTCTTACCCTTTGTGTTTGAAGAACTGGACTTGACGCTCTCTTCTCTCTGCGCCCGCGCGCGTAGGATACGTTCCGAGGTTTTTTCCCGATTTCTTCGAGACAAGGCGGAATCCACCGTCTGCTTTAACAATAGACTCGCGTTGGACTTGTTCGCCTCCATTTCCACCGGATCCATCACTACCACCTCCCATAGAACTCGTGCGGCTTACCGCAGGAACTTTCTTTTTCAAAATTTTATAATACACCTTTTTCATAGGTGGATTATGTAGTTGCTCTGTAACTGGCTTACGACGAACAACAGCCTTGAAGATCATAGGCTGTCCATACTTTCTTAGTTTGCCTTTAGGTCCAATTCGTGGTTGACGCTGACTCCAATGTACATCAGATGTACTTGTAGCTGGACCAGCCATATTCGCAGGTGCATCCTCATGAATCTTCTTCTTTGCATCTGGATGATGAACAACATGAAACATCTGAGAGCCATAACGATCTGTATGATATTGCATGCCATATTTGTGTGCGCTATCATATGTATCGAAGCGAGTATCGGGAACTCTTCTTAGAGAGCCTGCGCGCGTTTTTGTGGCAATAGCAAACGGACCTTTATCGTTTTTGCTTGCTGGTTTTACTGCTTCGTCGATCATCAGATTTTCCTCAGAACTTCTACGACTCGCATGTCCATCATAACATCGTTTGATCTAATTGTTTCGCTATACGGTCCAATGTTATCTATTCTATCAGGCCAATAGTTCAATAACATAAGAAAAGGTTTTAGTATCGGAAGATAATCGTAAAGTCTAAAAGCCAGCATACGCGTAAGCGCACGATGCTCAAACACATTGTAAAGAATCATAAGATGATTCAGAATCAATCTTTCTTTTAGTTCGCCTTTACGCTCATATCGACTAAAGAGTCTGCGAAGATTTTTGATTCTAGCCAAATCTTCTTGAAACTCTAGTTCGTCAACACATGGATTTAGATAATGATGTGCAGCATAAAGAAAGAAATTGTTATCGTCCAAGTTACCCTTCATTTCACTTTTTTAGTTCTTTAGCGACCTCTACGATATCTGTATTGTTCGCTTCTGCTTTAATGAAAAAGCGTGCAGTCATAGACAGCACGCCCCACGTTATAAACCCAATAAATGCACCAGATGCAAGAAGATGATCTACACTATGCTTTGTATCTAGCCAATCACAAAGAATCGGCGAGAATATAATTGCGGCTCCGGTACAAACACCACCGCGAACGGTGGCATCTAAAATTGTTTTTGGTCTCATGAATGCGAACATAGACAGGCCTCCGAATAGTCCGCCGACTGCGGAGGCGGTCTTAGCTGCGACATATCCCGTTACTTCTATACTCATCAAAATACACTCAAAGCTACGCGCTTGATCGTTGTTGCATTTACAGCGATATAAATGTGATTATTTGTAAAACGCATTTGTCCTACAGTCCAACCTTCAGTTGTTGCATTATTTGTTGATGGTGCAGAACCAAATGTAATCTTTACTGTATTTGCGGTAAGTGTCTTTGTAACATTTACGTTCGACGCAAGTTGAACTCTATTACCACTTACAGTTACGTTCGCACTGAATACTGTATTCGCTGGAACAGCACCGAAGAGATTCTTGATAGTAATCTTCTTCGATACTGGTGTTCCATTAGGATCATCAACAATCATCAGCAGATCTGGAGCCGCTGTGGTCGTCAACGAATCAAGTTGAGATACTTTCTTGTCAGCCATTTAGCGACTCCGATCTTATTATTCTGGGAGCTTTGAATCGTCCAGAGGCTCACCACCACCGCCAGCGTCATTAGCGATTGAAGAAGCCGCGACAAGTGTTTCATAGAATATACGACCTGCACGACCGCCTTGTCCCTGGGTGCGAAGAACCCAACCAGCATGTGTAATATTGTCAGCTTCAGTAGCAGCTGTATTAGCATAAGCCATTTCTGAAGTTGAAACACCAAATGTTCCGTATGCAATATTCGCGCGGAAAGCACCGATTGTTGTATTACCAAAAAGCTCGTTTCTATTCTGAGCAAGGTTGAGCGTAGTATTTGCCCAACTTGGTGCGCCGTTAGCGTTATCTGTCATTGTCCATTGTGCCATAATCTGCACTCCTTTCTTATGTTACCTATTTAGTCTTTGATACCAGCTGATTTCTTAGCTGCAGCCATTCCAACTGCATATGGATTATCAACTTTTGTCTTGTGACGAATTAGAGACTTCGCAATTTCGTGTCCCTTTGAGACAACTTTCTTAGGAAGTTCGCCTGCTTCGCGAAGTGGAGGATTCATCTTGATTGGTTCACGACCCAACTTCGCATCTTTGTCGTTGTGCTTTCCGCCATGAACTTCGCAGTTCATTTTTGATTCGTTTGTTGAACCACAGCTGCACTTATCGTCTTCTTTCATTGTTCCCGAAAGACGCTTGTTTGACTTTGCTTGCTGTGTTGCAGCTTGCTTTTGTGCGATCTTTAGCTGGACTTCTTTCTTGCGTGCAGCCATCTGAGCAGCAACATTTGCACCGGCAACTGTTGGAGCTGCTTCGTCGACTTGAGCTTCTTCCTTAGTTAGCTTGCCTACTGCTGTTGCAATACCAGTTTTTCTTTTTGTTGCTACAGCTTGATGCTGTGCCATCTTTTTCGGATCTGGGCTCTTGCTAGAACTACCATAAGCAGCTGCTGCACCAGTATGAGTTGCTGCAGAATCTGATGCTTTCTTGACGTATGAGCCAAGAGTAGCTTTCGAAATTTCATCGACCTGCTCAACTTCTTCCTTAGTCTGCTTCGCAGCATGCTTCATTGGCTCTTTCTTGTTGCCGTCCTTGTCGAGATCAAGGAAGTCTGGCTTAGAACCTTCTTTCATATTCTGCTTGAAGTTTGCTTTGTTGCCATTAGCAACTTCAGACTTCATCATGTCGTGCTTATAGTTCTGCTTTTCACTCTCGCCTGGTGCTTGCTCGCCGCGCAGCTTCTTGAAGTCTGCTCCGGTGATCTTACCCTTAGGCTCTGCAACATCAATCTTGTGCTGATTGCCCTTGAGAGCTTCGTTTACTGCGTTCACCAGCGAATCGCTGAGACCAAACTTCTTTGGATCAATTGACATGTTAGTTTCCCTTCTGACCTTTCATATAATCGTAAACTGAGTTGATATAATCTTCAGCTTTGGTAATCTTGCTTTGGACCCAGCCTTCAAGCTGAGTATTATCGTCGAGCATAGAAATAAGCTCCTGCGCGCGCGAGACAATCATACGCAGTTCACCTTTAGCCATATTGCCTTCGTCATCGACTTCACGATCATCATTTTCTTTTAGTTGACCGCGAGCTGCTTCGCGAATAACAGATTCTAGACTCTTATACGTCATGTGACTTCTTCCCATGTCATTGCGCCTACTGCGTCGTTACCGTTTGCTGCGCCAGTTCCAGCGAGCGTGATTATAATTCCGTTATCACTAGCTGCGAAAGGATCTCTTTCAAGCTGATATGCAAATAGAGTTTCTCTTCCAAGATTTACTGCTGCGCCGCCCGCGCCCGCTGATACGTTGACGTAACCAACTTGGGCATCACGACCATTTGCTACAGCGGATGCTGTTATGTCATATTCGATTGGAGAGTCAGTTCCTGCTGAAACCCATGACGCACCTGTTAGTGTTCCGCCAATGATAATCTTATAACGATAGCTTGTGTTGTTCGTAACACCAAAGAACTCTACGTCTTTCAATACTGCTATCGCATCTTTGAACGAGTCTTTCAATCTAATTGATAAGATAGGTGTGAATGTTCCTGCAGTAGGCAAATCTTTTGGCGTAGTAATCGGAATGCTAATACTTCTAGCCTTACCTTCTAGCGTATATCCGCCCTCTGAAACAACAGTAGAACAGATCTGCTTCATCTTAGACGATGATGCAGTTGTTCCTGTGTTTTCGATTTCGTAGCGAACAGGAAGAATCGCTGTCGTCATGTATGTTGTTGTATTGATGTTATCGTTATGGAATGTGTGAGCAGTCAGCATTAGACCGTCTACAACAAATCCGCAACGAACGTCGCCTACACCAAGCCATTCAACGTCAGTCCAGAAAATGTTTGCTTTGGATATATCAAGCTCACCACGACCGCCATGTCCTGTTTGAGATGATAGACCCGTTCCATCAAACTTATCTACGTTCCAGTCTGTTTGTGCAACTCGCGTTTCAACAACAGAACCCGAAGTAAATGATCTCAAAACAAGATAGTTACCAGTGCCGTCATTTTCAAAGAACACACCATTCTGCGTATTGAAATAACCAACACGTTGTCTCAGGTTTGTCTTTTGCTCGTTCATAACAAACGTATTCATGATGAGCAACGACTTACCAGGCTGATACGCAAATACTCTTTTAGATTCGCGATAGCACTTACTGCCTGATGTTGTGTCAATATTCAAATCAACTACAGATTGATTGATTTGATATTGTGTGTTTGCAGTTCCGCTTGTACTTGTCGCGAACTTACCATTATCTTGGTAGCGATGAAACGAGTCAAACAAGGTAAGCGGGTTGGATACGCGCATACGACCAAACGCATCAGTCATTGTTCCAGAACCTGTCAGACGATTAGACAGCATCATTACCTCATAACGAGTTATGAGATTTGAACCGTCTAACTTATTTTGATCCGTCCTGAACTGAGCCATTATTAGCCTTTAGTAAAAGAGCGAAGCATCCAACCATGCTTGTCATGAATGTCAATGCGATCTTCCAGGAAGTTTACAATACCACGCTTGTTAGCTTGTTCGGCTAGCGCGTGTGCTGCCTGAAGATCAGCAAGAACACGCTGATTATCAGAAAGTAACTTAGCCATCATTGCACGAGCTGTTGGAACGGCAAGCTCATCTTCAATAGATGATAGTTCTTGAAAACGAGTAAAAGATCCTGGAACATAAGCGTCTAAGGTGCGGCAATGCTCAGCAATGGCATCGACCGCACCAAAAACTTCAGCGTAGAGATCACCCAAGAATGCGTGATACTCCGAGAAGTTCGGTCCTTCCACATTCCAGTGATAGTTATGCGCCTTGAGATAAAACGCAAAGCTAGTCGCCTGTGCTTTCTTGAGTGCCTCTACGAGCGATTCCATATTACTTTCTTCCCTTCCTTACGGGCTTCTTAGTAGCAACTTTCTTAGCAGCAGTCTTCTTAGGAGCAGCTGGCTTCTTAGCGCGCGTTTTCTTAGGTGCTGGAGCAGCCTGTGTAACAGCATCAGTAATCTGTGATTCTACTTTAGCTGGTTGCTCTGCAGCCTTAGCTTCCTCAAGAGTTTCCACTACACTTTTCTTAGGCCAGCAAAGCCAAGCAAAGGCTACAACAGCAAGACTCAATGCACTCCAAATAAACGTATCATTCATAAGCAAATTCGTCATTTCATATTCTCCTATTAGCAATCCCATGCTCTACGCGACCAGTAATTAGCACTGGTCTTCTTTGTTAGATTTCCCTGACCGCTTGAGCGAGCACAGTATGATCTCTTACGAGCAGGTTGATCCTTCTTGATACTTAGTGTCTTATCGCCAAAGTTTACCTTCTTAATATTACCAGTTGAAGGATCACGAACATAAACTTTGGATTTCTTTACATCACCTTTCATAGGCTTATTCAACGGAACGTCACGTCCCTGATATATAGCTTCATTTACCTCGTCTTCTTTTGCGTCAAAAGCTTCCTGAACTTCTGGATAATGTTCAAATGCAGATTGAACTTTCATTCCATAGTCGCGAGCAAATGGCGCAAGTTCAAATCCTGCGGCAAACGATTCGTTGAGATCGTTTGATTCGCGAATACCAGAAAGAGCTTTCTTGATATCCTTGAAATGTTTTGCTGCTGATGGATCAGTTTGATTAGCCTGAACGCGAGCTGCTCCTGCATCTTCATCATCACGCGAAGAAGCAACAAATGGTTTAGCAGTAGCAAATGACGCGGTTTCAATCTTAGTCGATTGACCAGGTGTAGCAGCTGCATAATTTTTTACAATCGAATCAGTTCCAATAAAACGATTTGATGAATCGTTCTTGTTCGAGCTTGTTGGCTCCGATCCAGTATATGCTTCACTAGCTGCTTTTACTTTCTTTGTAAGATCAGCGCGAAGTTCTTTGTTTGTCAAATCGCTATATGGCACTTTTCCAGTTGGATGCTTATGTGATGGAGCTTCCATCTGAACTTCAGTCTTTGGACGCTCTCTACGAAAAACAACTTTGCCGTCAGGAAGTTTTACCTTGACCATCTTGACATCGCTACGACGAGTTGCTTCGTTTTTTGCAGACAAACTGGAATGATCCGTATGTGCTGGTGGTTCATATGCTTTGAATGGCTTTACGCGCTTCGAACGTTGCGAAAGAGATGTTGCCTTATGTGTCGACATCTGTTCGTTTGCTTCTTTGAACGGCTGCAGTTTCTTAGCATTGATTGGCGATTTGAGTCTCTTAAGAGCATGCGTTTCGAGTTGGTGCACTCTGCCTCTAGAAATACCTAAATCTTTAGCGATCTTATCATAAGTTTTATTTTCCCAATATCTTTTATGAACAACTTCACGCTCGCGTGGAGTTAGCTCTTTGAGAAGTGAACCAAGCGCGATTTTCAACTTAGCACGATCAGCGTTATTCATCATATCATCTGGAGTATCATATGGAGTTTCTGCTTCCTTGCTCTTGATTTGAATCGCTTCGTTTACTTTTTTCTTAGCAATCTGACGCAGCTTCTTTGGTTCCATCATAGCCATACGATTGATTGCTCCGCCTTTCTTACCACCAGCATACTCGCCGCGCTGTGTAGCAAGAGCAGCACCAGCTGCGCGCTGTTGTGCAGGAGAAACTGCTTCAGCAGGAACACAATCAGGAACCATACGGTCTCCCTTCTTCTTCATTCCTACTTGCTTGTAGCCAGTCCAGCATTCCTGCTCTAGTTCTTCACTACGAAGATCCTTGTCTGCTCCGTGATATGTACCCTTACCTTTTGTAACATAAGAGTTGACACGAGCCATACCCCACTGCTGTGGAGTTGTACCTGGACGATGTCCAGAGTTCCAAGCTGCAACACCACGACGATATACCTTCTTCAATGTCGATAGAGGCATACCAGACTTCTTAGCCTTTGCTGCGAGTCCTGTATCTGCATCTTCACCGAACATTCTTTTATACTTGAGTGTGTGCTTAGATGTTTTTGTCTTTGCAGTTGCATCACCAGGCGCTGGCTGATACGCGCGTGGATCGCGATCAGATAGCTTACCCATCTTGTCCCAATGTGCTTTTCTAGCAGCGGCTGTCTTGTCGGATAAACCTGCACGATACTTCTGCGGAAGATTTACCTTCTCTTGCATTGTATCTTCGCTACGGCAATTCCACTTTCTAAGAGCCTTGTTGATTCTTGAGTTTGGATCGCGAGCAGTCTTGGCTGACGTTAGTCTCTTCTTCATGCCACCCATACGAGCACAGAAGGATGCACGACGACCAGCAGCCTTGCCACCCTTTTTCAATTCAGATGGCTTCTTAGTTACTGGTGCCTTGAGATTACTTCCAGTTGTTCTATTATAGTAATCTCGACCCTTTTGTGTCAAGCCTCCTGATGGACTCTTGTAGCCCTTGCCATCTTCTAATAGATCGCTGTCGATCTGAGCTGCAGCGCCACCAGCAATGAATGAGTTGACACGATCAAACGCAATAGTTGATTCGCCGCTCTCGCTAAGACCACGAACATAAACTTCAGCAATAATGTTTGCATCAATACCAGACATCTCGGATTTACGAAGAAGCGCATAAGCTTCTTTTGTCGTAACAATCTTCGTGCGCGCGCGCGAGTAGATAGCCGGATCTTGTGTTGTTAGATCAATCAGCTTGTCTAGTAGATCAGCAAGTTTCTTGCGCATCTCTGGTGATTGCAGAGCTTGCTTCTTGCTTGTGCGAAGCGCACGACGATACTTCTGTAGTTCTTCACCGTCAGCCAAGCCAAGACGAAGTAGTAGGTCTAGCTTCGCATTAGTTTTGCGTGGCTTATTAGGATCGTCGTTAGCGTCTTTATCTACGCCGCCAACAGATGCTTCAGCAATACGACGAGTTCCAGGCGGCTCATCTGAATCTTGAGGATATGGCGCGATTGTGCGAGTGCGACCAACG